TCAACCGTCCAGTGTGTTTGCGGCAAACCATCCCAATGAAACAGCATCAGCCTCATCCTCTGTAATATCCTCTAACTCAAATTTATCCTTTGCGAATATTACAGTATTTTCTTTCTGCTCGCTGCGTCGCTTGCCCTTGATTTCACAATATGATTTCCAACGAGAAGGCGGAACAATTTCATAGGGTTTATCTATCTCATTAAATAAGCACAACAGCACACCCATCAGCATTGCCAGTTTTTTATATGTATCTACATTTTGGTTCTGTTGCTGTATGTCTTCAATCACGATTATATCAGCTTGCGTTTTTGATATAAGATTTCTGATAGTTTGTTTTGCGGGTAATAAAATATTTTCATACACATCATTTTTCTTGCCAAGTTGTACAACACCGTATTCAATTAACTTGCCATTATCAAATACTGCGTAACCTGTGGTCTTGGCTTGGTCTAAAGATAGAATCCTTACTGTAATCAGCTCCTTGCAAAAAAGACAGGATAGAAAATGACATCACAATCTACCCTGCCTTCAGAATATTATTTTATTTGCTTTTCCTGCTTCTGTTGCCTCGATTAATATTAGAAGGTAACGGAATACTGTCTGATTCTAACTCCTGGGATTCTCTTATTTCCTCATTGATTTTATCAATGGTACTGCCAAGTCCCATCGAAGCTAAGTCATCCGAATAATCGCTTAGTTCTTCCTTTGTTGCTTCAATGACTTCATCAGCAGGTTTTTCTAAAAGTTCCTTTACTTGCTCCTCTGTCATGTCTGTACGCTCCGGCAGTGGATTGACCTTGCGATTGGCGGCTCGTGCCTCTTTTACTTGCTCCATATAAGCATCAAAACATTCTGGGCAACAGGCTAATGACCTCCATGCGATTTTATGCGTACAGTAGGCACAAGCATAAAAAGCTTTTTTGCAATTTATATTTTTACAAATGCTGTTAGGCTTCTTAATCGTCGCCACCCCCAGCATCACCTGTACCGCCATCACCGCCATAACCCGCATCGTCACCTGCTTGCGGAAAGACCCAAAAGAAGTATTCACGTTCTCCGGCACAAATAGATGCGGTGGCTTCTGCGCTGAAGGCTTGCACCGCCATGTCAGATCCAAAAGTAAATGAGAAGCTATCACTGATGGTAACACGAGGCATGACTAATTTAGAGTGTTGCATAGTGCCGTCACAAACATCTTTGACCATAATATCGCAAACCAAATAGGCATCCTGCGCATAAGAATCAGACCTGTTGGAATATTTACGTCCTCTGGTCATGTACTCATAAAAGATAATTACAACATCTCCAACTTCAAACACATCTGTAGGAAGTGTAATAGTCCTAGTCGCAGGGTCGTAGGCAAATGCTTCTGACGAAGCAACAGCGGCCTGCGCGAATCGTCTGCCTTGACTGCCATCCCTATTAGCCATGTAAATCCAACCAATTTCATTTCCTGTTGTGCCAACAGCAGTAAATGCCGTTTGGACTTGACCAGCGGTTGCCACTTGAACACGCTCAAAAGCAGGCATACGGATAGTCGGGCTCTCTACATCCGTTACCGGATTAGAGTCACCAATGGTTTGAGCCAACAAGCCACCAACAATAAAGCCGTTATTAGCGGAAATGCTACAGGTCTTGTTACGCTTCAATGCAGATAAACGCCTACCTTCACGTCCTGTAGCCCAAACAACTTCCGCATCGCCTTCCAGTGTTGCATCCTGAATTTCATCTAAAATAAACAAACACTCTTTAGTGGCAATGTCAAAACCAACAATGCTGTCAATGCTAGAGATGCTATACTTATCAAAATCTAAAGCCATAAAAATTCCTCCCATGTTTAAATAAAAAAAGCACCTCGTTGTGAGATGCTTAACTGAGCCAATTTAGCTCTTCTTTGTTGACTTGCTTTATATCTACTGTACCTGCGAACACCCCGCTCATGGTCTGGGCATAGTGTAAAAATTTCTGTATCCTGCTAACACTGTCATTAAATACAGTTATGGGTAAATCCCAGACAGTCTGATAGTCGTACTTAAAACCTGGTTGATTGACCATGCTTGATATTAGTGGTTTTAACATAGACTTATGCGGAGTTCGTTTTTGCCTTGCAAGTCGCTTGCGCTCACGCTCTATCAAATATTTTTTTGTATATTCATCCGCAGGTTTATCAACGTTCTTTTCAAATCCGTGGATCTTTCTTATGTAATCCGTAAGTTGAACATACAGCCCCCTGTCTATTATTACCTTTGGCTCACCCTCAACATCTGCACACAAAACAATTTCATCTGTTTCACTATTTTTTCCTGGGATAAGCTTTGACAAGTCCAAATCCCCAAGCAGAGGTTCAGTCATTTCCTTGGTCAAACTCTAGCTCATCATAATAAAGAAATCAAATTCCCCAAGAGTTGTAAAATCAAACCCCATGTCATACAAAGCTACTTTATAGGCAGAAGGGTTACATGTAAGTGCCGTTGCCATACTATAATATTCGGATTCCCCAAAGTCGCATATTTCCCCCAAAGTAGGATGGCGCACTTGAATATTTTCGTTGATTACATAAGCTAACCCAAGGGATGATTGCCGAAAAAGCTTTAGTTCGTCAGCCATAATAGCAGACCCCTAAATCGGTGTGACAGGATGCCTTAAATCGTTACAGACAAAAATCAACTCACGGTATAGATATTTTTCGTTCAGCAAAATCTCCCTGTTTGAAATTAATTCAAACTCACTAAAGCCAAATTTACGCTGTCCATCAAAAAGGTTATCTAGCTCCGTTGCGATATAATCAACCCGTGTAGCCTGATATTGCTCTGCCATTTGCATCCTATCTACATGTGCCAGTACCCATATGGTGGTTTGATATAATGCGTAGGTTTTATTGTTGCGGTTAATCTTGTCGATGTCTACTGACAAGAGGATATATGTGTCTGCTTTGTTTTGGGTATCTGGCACTCTCATAAAGGGAAACAAATTTTGATACATCAAGGTATCAGGCTCGTCATTTAGAACATCTAGCTGCTGACTGTCTAAAGCCTCAACAATCATTGGAGTGTTGTAAATATCTGAAAGCAGTTCCATTTTGTATTTGCTTACATCAATCATTGGCATTATAAAATCCCTCCTATCGCCACCTCTAGTTCAGCCTTGAAATTTCCATAAGCAACATCGCTGACACTTATCCTTAAAATGAAACTGCTACCTATATTGGTTAATGGGCTTGCCTTTAATTTGATTGCATTTCCTTCTTGGGAGACAACGCTTATTTGACCACCGTTTAATTCTGGCGGCAGTTCCAGTTTCCATGCAACAGGGGAAGTTAAATCAATTGAATTTCCGTTGCTGTCAAAAATAACAGCATAAAATGGTTTTGCACTACCGCCAGATTTTACAATAGGTAGATTATTAAACCTAATGGCACAAGTCCCCTCTAACACTTTGGGAATACTCGATACAGTTGCTACTGCCGTAGGGTCTCTATAATTGGCCACCATCAAATCCCAGTTGTCGTCTTCCTGTATTTGCGATTCCCTAAGTGTAAGCACTGTAAAACCTTCATTACGTGCAGCGTACTTATTTGTGATTGCATCATATTTGATAATTGCGTAGGGAATAGGCTCGTTATTAGCCATATCAATAAGGAAACGTCTGTCTACATGAAATAATGCTGCTTCTTCATCATGAGGAAGTTTAATCCGGTACTTTGCATTACCAGTAACAATCAGCCTAGCTCTTTCATCTAAAGCCAAGGCGTATGGGTCACGCACAGAGCACCAGCGACCATGCACTTCAAGCGTTATTGGATTCTGCCACCTCAAATAGTAATTGCACTCTTCTACCATGCCTGTGCGTTCTATTCCGTGTCGGTTATTACTTTCGACACAAATCCAATATCCTTCGTCGTAAGCGAAAACATCACCCAAGGTAAACGTAACAGGCTCAGATAAAGAGGCTTGAATATCCATAACAGGGGTAGTACCTGCGAGAACACGATATTTGTTCATTCGCAGATTAATATGACCTTTGCCGAATATTTCTACATTTTCCTTATAAGAAGGGTCGTTTGGTAGCAAGCTGTCTATGATGTAGCTGGCGTTGTGTATCATTTCATTTTTGGTTGTGTTACCTTGCGCTCTCTCACGCAACTGCATTTTTTCAAAAGCTGTCATAGCCACCCAAACGACACCCCCTCTTTTTTTTACAATTTATTTAAACTTTAATCAGAACCTTCCTCATCTTCGATAGGTGGCAAAGATTCCTCACGCATTGTTTTTAATTTTCCAAATAGTTCTAAACCCATATTGGAGTAAATGGAAATCATCTGCCTTGTTTCTTTTTGAGTTGTATCCCATAAATCCATTAACCCTTTCAAATGGTTAGCGGAGCTGAAAGCATGGTAATCACGAGAAACCAGCGACTGCCTTAATAGTGATGGAACATTGATGTAATTTGCACTGATAAATTCTATATAAAGAAAGTTTATCAGTATCTCAATTTCCTCATCTATCAACTCTATTTCGAATGTAGCAAGGGTATCATTCCTCTTGTTTAAGTCTTGCTTACAGGCTCTAAAGCGCACACAGGCAGGTCTAACATGACCCATAAGAATCTCGTCAAATTCGTCCTCTGTAATGTTGGGTATGCCTGTGCTTCTTAGCATGGTTATCACTCCATCGAATAAAACCTTATAAGGCGTTGACATGGTAGCACCGCCTTATTCAATGTCGCATTTTAATTCGGCCTAAGCATGTTTATGATGTTAATATCAACCAGCGTGTTTTCCTTGCGACGCTTGCGCATGTCGGCAATGACAGAATCTCGCATACCCACTTCAATTAGAGCCTTAACCTTGCTTCGCACTAAATCAACTTTACCTGTGGCTAAGATAGCATCTAGCTTATTGAAACTTGCCACCTTGCGGTAAACGTCGCCAAAATTAAAATCATCCGCAATTGTGGGTTCAAGGATTAAAAGAAGCGGCTTGTTTAGAATATCAGGCTTGTGGTTGTTCATTGTCTCAAGCTCGCTTACAGGAACATGCTGAATTGCGCCATATTCATTCCAAACCCAACGAGAGCCATTTAATGGGCTTGTATATACTAATTTGCCATGAAATAACGATTTGCATGGAATCTTATCTGTCAGATTAAATGTATTTTTTCTTACTTGAACAGTACCGGAAGTGTCAGCATCACCTGATATTGCCTGAATATCAGATAGTACAGCTTCCATATCATTTGTTTTGGTATTGTCTGCATCTGAGCCTTTTGTAGACTCGCTGGTTTCTGCTGTTTCGGCAGCCGTGGTTTCTTCAACCACAGCTACCGATTCATCAGCAGTTTTATCTGCCTCTACCGTTGTGTCTACTGCATCTGTTGCGCCTATATCCACCGCACCAATTGGTTCTGTTGCTCCATTGGCGTTTGCTGTACCACTTGTTGAAGGGTTTGTTGGTGTAGTAGGCTTTTTTCCTTTTCTCATATCTGCCATTATCAAATTCTCCTATCAATTTATTTTGCTTCACAATTAAATGATGACGTACTTGCCAAATATAGAGCTAAAGATTGCACCTGCACCCATCTTGCGTTGTACTTGCCAAGATAGGGTTTGGTCGTGGTTATCTTCTTCGCTCTTTTCCTGTGAACGAGTTTCGCCTTCATCAATGAATTTGATAAATTTATCGTTATCAGGCACAATCAGCAAAGAGTCGTTATCAATGGCCCAATCATATATACCAGGGGTAAAGGCTTGTGGGATTTCAACAACAGTATTACCCATCCATTTTGCTAAACGACCTGTGGAGTGCATTTCGTTCATCATTTTTTCAGAATACTTTACTTCGGAAAGTTCATTTAACTGTGCAACAGCCATTTCTGTACCCATAATGCGGATGTTTTTACGAGAAGCTGTTTTTACCTTTTGGATAAGTTCTCACATATCTTGTGTTGCAAGGGTAGCAGCAACACTAAAAGCAGCAGGCAGATTTGTGGCTGCATCGTCAAAAGCCATAGCAATCATAGTGTCTACATGGCGAACAAATGCCGCAGTCATTTTGTTTGACAAGGTTTCAACATCAATTGCTCTGGTGCGGAAACGCTCAAAATCATCATATACGTGGGCGAAGAACCATTCAGTATCTAAACTGATTCTCCTACGACCACTTAATTTCTCGCGGTCAGTATCCCATGTATTACCGCTAAAACGGTTTACAGTTACCCAAGTGTTATCTTCGATAAGGAAATCATTTTTGTCGCCCAATGCTAAGTTACGTGCATCCACCAAGTCACGGTAGAATGGGTCAGACTTCCACGCATCATTAATAGTAACGTCAAGGACTTCTTCAATAATTGCAAAAATTTCTGGCAAAGCTTTAACTAGCTGCCTATAGTTGTACCGCCCCATGGCGTTAGGTGTAGGTAGCATTTCAGTAAACTTAGCCCTAATTGCTTCGTTTACCTTTTCTTCCTTTTCTACAGAATAGGCTTTGAATGTACCATTTCGTAAATCGGCAATCATTTTTGCTGTTCTGGTAAGATTATATTTCATAATGGAATTACCTCCTGATTTTAATAAATTTGATTAACCATTTCTAACAACTTCAATGCGAACTTTATGTGTACGTTGGTTTACATCTACCCCAACAAAGTAGTCATAGCCCATATCAACAATCTGCACAACTTGACCAACGAAAGCACCTGTAGGACGAGTGGCAGATGCAACAGGTCTTGCACTGTCAGGAGCCAAACCTACATACTCGCCAACAACGGGGTCACCTGTAATGCCGTAATCTGCAACACCGAATTTATCATTTGTATTCAAACAATAAACCCTAAAAACCTTGCCTGCTGGTATAAAATATTTACACTCGTTTTGATTTACTATGCTTGATGTGTCGTAATTCCAAGCAGGATTGCCAATTACAAAAACAGGCTCATTGGCAATGGTGGCAGCAGTAGGGATAATAGCCCGATATACTTCCTTGGTGGCATCAACCAATTCGCCCTTATGCACCAACATGCCGTTTTCTAAATCCACGTCGCTTATAAAAGAAAAGTTTCTACCTGTGATATGGGTTGATTCAAAAATCCCATATACACCACTTCCGCTAACATTAATATTTTCCATAAAATATACCTCCGATTTAATTAGAAATATTTTGCTATGTCTTCCCCGTAACGCTCTGCGAGTACGTTTCTTTCGCCTTCAAAGCCAGTAGCCACAGGCACTTCTATTGCCGAAAAACTTTTTTTGCCTCCTGGTTGGCTCTTTAACATGAAGTTGTAGTGAATCTCTTTGATTTCTTTTTCCACCTGCTCAATTGACTTGCTGTAATCAATTTCAATGCAATATTCAAGATATTCTGAATACTTACCCATTTCTTCTCTTCGGGAAGCTATCAGAGTATCTATGATGTCCCTGTGTTTCTGGGATAAGAATTTCTTCTTTTCGTTTTCAAATACGCCTAGATGTCCTTCTAGTTCGCCAATTCTTGTTTTGGAGGCTTCGTAATTTCCTGTCATCTCTTCGAGCTTGCTCATCAGGTCGTTTATTTTGGCGTTGCTGTAAATACCCACGTCGTATTCGGAAACATCTTTTGAGATTGTTTCCACTTCGTCTTTTACGCTGAAAACGGAGGCAACAGGCGGAGATGTAGCTTCTTGAACAACACCTAAAGCCATAGCGGTTTTGTTTTCATAATCAATGTTTACTACTAACCCTTCCTTTGTTTTTGTGGCCTTGTAGGGGAGTTTGAAAACAGAGTAGTCACTTTCTCTATCTATAACAACAACGCTCTTATCCCCCTCATTAACTGAAATGATGGCGTATTTATCATACTGCTTGCCTGTTCTATATCTGAAACTATGCTCTGCTAATAAGACTGAAATCTTGTCGCATATATCAGAAAATAAAATATCGCCCATTTGGACACTCTCCTTTTTAACAGAATTATTTTGAGTTTCTTCCTGCACTGCGCTTTCATCAGATGGTGCCGCACTATATTTTTTAATTTCTTTAAGCAGTAATGAAAACTGCTTGTTAAAATCTCTATCTTTTGAATATGTAGGATAAACTTTACTTTCAGGGAAACATGGCTCAACATGCTTATGCGACCATCTATTATCATCAAGGCCAAGAAGGCAGGTGCATGATATTTAAAGGAGTCGATTCTGAAATTATTGGTTTCATCCCAATCACCTTCAACATCATCAATTTCAATGGAATGATTAAAATATACCTCTCTGCTGTATGCAGCCTCCATAATGGAACTCATATGATTCCAAAGTATCATATCGACTTTTAAATATTCACGAGTTGTTCCAGTATCTTCTTCTGTAATTTCTACAAACTCAAACTCTTTATCTCCTGCAATACAACCTAGCGGAACAGTTAGGGGAACAATATCCCAGTCATGTCCTTTATCTTCAACTTTAACGTCGTGACCGCCAAGGTAATATCCACCTTGTTCATCTTTTATCAGATGACCTATTACCGGAAGATGGGGTAATTTTGCGTTGGCTTTTATTATTGCTTCTTTTGTTATATTGCTGTAGTTCCTGTTAATCCCTGTGCCTAATAGGTAACAGGTGACTCTTATTAACTTTTCTCCCATAGCTTCAAAGGCCACAGGTTTTGTGTTGAATACCAGAGTCTGATTTTTATTAAATTCCTTCCTTTGCTCCAATGTATTTAGCTCCTTTCTTCGGGTTTGCTTTTTTTACTACAAAATTTAAAACTTCAAATGGCTATCTAAATACCAATGTTTTTTATTGAATTGCTTGTTATTGTTCAATATTGCAAGCAAATCTTCGCTTTTCATGAACATGTACACTTCCGCACCATTTTGAGTTTGCTTCAAGTAACGGTAGCCCATGCCAGCTAACTTATCTGCTGTGTTTTTATTTACTACGCAAACCATCTTGTTCAAATCTTCTCTCCTCTCGTATACATCTCTATTGGCGGGGTCGTTAGTGTTATCTGCCCTTGACTGTTCGCCTGATTCGGTTAGCTGTCCTTCCTCTGATGCAGGTCTACCCCCTGATGATTGGGTATGACTTGATGGTGGAACTAACAGATGCTCAAACATACTGCGATACACTACATTTTCGGTGTAGTGCTGACCCAAAAGCATACTGGGGTTATTGCCCCTTGCGGCTTCTAAAGCGATTTTGTTTACAGCTCCTGCTTGGGTATGTTTCAACATGTTTTCTAAGACTTCAATCTCGTTAAACCTTGTCATATGTAGTATTTGGAACACAAACTCGTAATGGTCGTGGATGAATCCGTCATGTTTCATTTTTAGATTTATTGCAGAGGAAATTTGGTCTAGGATTACATAGACTTTGGATGCAGCAAATTCTAAGGCTCTCTTCATTTCAGCAGCGGTATTACTTCCTCCGAATCTTGGAAGCCCTGTTTCGTTGTGATATGCGTCCATAGCATCAGTAACTATGTTCATGTCCACGTTGTTGTTTTTATTTGTGTTAAGTACCGAAAGCTCCATAGGAGTTGGCAATACCGCATTGTTTTCTGCTAACAACTCCTGTAATCCGATGGCATACTTCTCAATGATAGGGTCTGTAAACCGCAAATGGTCATCATTCTTATCATCAATGGGAATCAGCATCTGGATTAGGTTTACTACGTCCTGCTCGATTTGGGTTAAGGCAAGTTGTTTGGCCTTCATTAAATCAATAATCAACAGCAAAACATGAGTAAATGGCGGAAAGATTGTATTGGTATGGTCGTTGTACTTAAAGCAGACCACTTTTTCAAAAGGCACAGGGGCAAGAGCATCTTCGCCACCTCTTGGCTTATATCTGCGCACGATGCCAGCAAGTTCTGCTGGCAGTTGCTCAATATCTCTGTCAGAAATCCTTGGGGTGTTTAAGAGATATGTCCAGTTTCCATTTACCGTATGCCTAAGTATGCACCATGCACTTGGCAGGTAGAATATTGTGCTGCTTTCAGCTTCTTCAATCCAGTAACCAAACACCGCATCTTCAAGAAACATTTTTAAAAGGATTCTATGTATCTCTCTACCTAAATCAAGCTGATTAATTTTAGCAGCATAAGAAGTGTAGTCTTGCTGAAACGCAATAGGGTCTTGACTCTGTTGATTGAATCCGAGTTTGACTTGGGTATTAAGTGTCCAGCGATATAAAACAGGCTTTACATAAAAATCAATCAAGTCACGAAACAGACCCAAGACCATATAAGCGTAGTTGTTTATATCAATAAGTTGCGATTGATACCGGATAATATCTGCGGTATATCGCTCTAAATCTTCTTGGGTGTAGTTTCTAATCCGATATTCAATAACATGTTGAGCTTGCTGGATTCTTGCAAATATTGAATTGATTGCGTTAATATGTTGCTGCTGTTTACTGGTTTCAAACTTAGACTGAGATTTATTTGGCGGAAGAGGAGTTCTTCTTACCTTGCGGTGTTTTCTTTTTTGTACCAACTTAAAACCGCCTCCTTCCGTCATTTTTTATAGGGTTTAGGCTAAGAGAGCTGTATCTATCCTTACGTTCACCTGTTCTTTCTTTAACTTTTACAATGCCATCTTTGGCTTCGTAGACAAGGCTAATAAGCTCATTAACAAGTAAACCAGTGTGTGCATAGGGTGATAGAAATTTCACTTTATCTTCTATTGATAAAGTTGAATAACCTTTTAGCTCATGTAATTCTTCGTCAGCAGAAAACTCCGATACCAGAAGTCGTATCTTACCCTGTTTAAAAACCTCTCGAAGTTGGATAGCGCAGTCAGAGTTAAACTTGGTAGTTTGATTATTAATTGCCCAAATGACCTTGGGGGCGTTAGGAACGAGGCATCTTTCGGCTATTTCATCATTGTTGCAACAAGATAGTGCAGCATATGTTTCCCCTGTGTCGGGGTCATATATATCTTTTAGTAGAGCCTCTAGTACACCAAAGCCTATACCCTTACCATCAACCACTAAATCGGTACATTCAAAATCGTGGAATAACCTACGGACGATTAATGCTAACTGGTCAGTAAGCAAACCTTCATGGTTTTCCGTATAGATGATATTATTTACAAACCTGTCGCTGTGGTTTTGCACTTGGGTTAGTTGGTTTATAAATATAGAGGAAGCATCGTTTTTCTTTGACTTAGAGGACATGAGAGCAATGTCTACCGAGAGGATACGTTTTTCATTTTCAGAAATAGGCATTATCTTAATGCGTTTATCACCTAATTTGTTTGCTATAGAAGATGGGTAGGATGGATATTTAATCTTGCGGGTCTTTGATATGTTGTCATAACTGTAAAAGCTACCATCATTATCTGAAAACCAGATACATCCCATTTCGATCATGAAGCCCAATTCTGTAAAATCCGATTCAGACATTTCATCTTCGATTTGTTCCCGCATTAGCAGGTTTTCTTTTATTGATAGTTGGTAAGGTAAACCGCAGACGAAATATTTACGTGCATCATCTATTAAGTTAGCAGCATATGATTTGAGTTTTGAAAAACTCCAATGACTTTGAAACCATGCGGAGCTTAGGTACATTTCTTTGTTACGCTCTACTAGATGGGCGTACTCTGGTTTGTTTAGGTACTTGGGTTGCCTTGGCGCAGTTAAGAATTTTCGTAGTACCTTGTTGATGATGTCAAGGTCTACTAATCTGAACTCGTCTACAACTAATATGTTGGCACGATTCGACCTTGCATTGTCGTTTGCTGTAATAACGACGATTTTTGACCCATTGTGAAATTCGATATGGGATGCAGCCTGATTAATGGTCACATCTTTTATTTCAATGCACAGGTTTTCAGAACTTGGCATTAGTATTGTTTTTACTTTTTCTAGTATCTCCGTTGCCTGTTTACGTGCCCTGGAGGCTAGACATATACGAGTGCCAGGGTATAGGATGCACCTAACTACACAGAAAATCGCAATAAGAAAGGACTTGCCTTGGCCACGAGCGGCGATGTACATAAAGTTTGTGCTTATGTTCATCAAGAAAAGTAGTATCTTTTGAAAAAGTTTCAATGAAATATTTAGATAGTCTGCACAAAAACGGTGGGGGTTCAGTTAGACCGATAAAAAGAAGCCCAGCTTGCAACTCCTTCCATAATTTTGGCGTTCTTTTCATTTTCCAGTTGCTTATCTGTTTTTACTTTACCAGTCATATTAAACCACCACCTTTACGCTTTTCAAAAGTTTAGCTGACAATATTTCGTTGATGTTATTGAACTCAGTGTAAGGAATGCAGGTTAAATCATAGCTGTGTTCAAACGCATAATCTGCTTTTCTCTTGTCGTATTCGATTTGCTTTTTTAGCTGTGCTTCACCACCAAAAAATTCACAAGGCTGATAGTGTTGCAAGCCTTGATATTCGATGAGCATTCGGTGTAGAGGTATGTAAAAATCAAATCGTAGCTTCTTTTTCTTTTTACCAAGCAAATCATTGAATGTATATTGTGGGGTATAGATTATTCCATTTTCATTAAGAAAATTTGATATAGCCTTTTCACCTTTTGACTTTTGACAATATGGGCAACCTACGCCATTTCTCAAATGTAATGCCCTAACTTTGTAAACTTTTTTGCATAAATTATGCCTTACTTCAATTTTTTTATTAATACCTGTGTATTCCCCAACCACTGTATATTCATCTTTGAATACTGCAAATATTTCCTGCTCAAAGTCACTTTGCGGCTTACGTTGTGCTATTGCCATTTGAATGTATCTGCATGTATTGCACTGCCCTACAACTTTTCTCAAAGAAGAAAAATGAGTCTCGAATAGTTCACCGCAATTACACCTGAATTTCATTGGCGTATAATAGTCAACGTAATCGCTTAAACGAATACACTTTTAATTCTTCTCTTTCAAAAAGTCATCAATATGTTTGTTCGTAAGCTTGCACTGCTCTCCTGTCTTTTTTCTTCCACATTTATTGCACTGTCTTTTATTTTCGGAACAAAAACGATGAAAGTCCACAATAAAAATTTCGCCACAACTACACAAAAATCGCATTGGGGTAATCTTCTTAAAAAATTCCCCATCCAATAACGTGGATGAGGAATTTGCGTTTACATATTCAACTACTTCATCATAAGTCCATTTGCTGCCTTTCTTACGCTCAGACATCTTCGCCATCCTGCAACGGCATGGAATCATCATCCCCATTTGCCTTGTTCTCGGCTTTCCCGAAAATATCATCAAAAGACATTTCAGAATCTTCTTCATACTGCGGTCTCTCAACTGTGTATCTAGCAATTTCCTCTTCATATTGTTGGCTATAGCTATTGTTGATATTTAGCATCTTGCATAGATGTCCTAAAAAATAGACGTTGATGTATTTTTTAATTCCATCAACGTCTGCCCACTCAGGGTCTGGCTCCGGTATGGGGTGTTCATTTTCCTATTTTTGAATAAGTGTACCAAATGTATTCTGGTCAGCAAGTGCATTGTCCTTATTTTGCACAGGTTTTAAATTGGCACTACCCAGTAAATCATTAAAGGACTTAATTAGGTTATCAACCTTATCACCATTTTGGATTGCCTTTGTTATCTGCAATTCCATCAAGCATATTTTTTGAAAAATACTTTCCTGTGCCTTGGTTTTGCACTCATGCCTAGAAGTCCAGTCTGCATACTTATCTTCAAGGTATATGTAATCTTCCGGAGCAAACCCAATGCCCCAAAAGGTTAGTGTGTTTTGGTTAATCTGCTCATGCTGTATTTCATCTAACGCCTCATATGACTCTATTTTATTGTTTTGTCGCTCTGCTTCTGCTTCCTCTTCAAGATAGGTGTCGTAGGTTCTATCCTTATATTGCAGAAGATTCGCCTTGGCTATATATCCAGCAATGCGACTTTGGTTAGCATTTATTTTCCTACTGGATGCCAGAAGCGATGATTCGTCGAAGTACAAATCAAGATGTAGTGCTAACCGCTTAATCGCTTCATCACTGCTGCCTAAACGCTCGGTGTACTCTCTTTCATAATAATCAAGGCATTTGATGCAAATGGGTATATGACCCCATCCCTTGAAAAATGGAGATTGGCTGGCGCGGAAGTTTCCTTTTAACCTCTTATACCCTTTCCCGCAACTTGTGCAGTAATAGGTCTTATCTTCAAAAACCTCAGGGGATGGTGCTGTTATGTTAGACTTATCAACATGCTTTGATACACCCATCGTACTTTTGCTTGAACTTGCTTTTGGCCTTCCCATAACAGTCACCTCCAATGAGATTAGATAAAATTAAGCGATAAGAAAACATCAACTATTTGTGGGTCAAAGTGATTTCCTCTTTCGTCCTCAATAATTTTCAATGCTTTTACATGAGGCATAGCGTTCTTATATGGACGAATGGAAGTTAGTGCATCGTATACATCTACTACTGCCATAATCCTCCCATGAAGGGGAATATCTGATTTGGCTAGACCTTTGGGATAACCAGAGCCATTCCATTTTTCGTGATGACTTCCTGCGAATAATAGTGCGTGTTTTAAAAAATCATTGTTCCCAAAAATATCTTCCACATGTTTTATAATATTAACTCCGTGATGAACATGGTTTTTTACTACCTTGTAGTCCTTTTTCGTTAGAGGATATGGCTTGGATAAAAGGCTATTAGAAATGGCAATTTTACCGACATCATGAAAAAATGATGCTGAGGCTACTGTTTCAATATCCCATTTACTAATTTCATCTATGTAGACACGCTGCTCAACCATTGCTTCAACTAGCAACTTGACAAATCTTGATGTCCTACTAACATGATTTGCAGTTGTATCATCCATCAAACCAGCAATGCAGGCAAGAGCATTATTAATCTTGTGCTGTTTGTCACAGTCATTCAGGGGTAGTAGTATTCTCATGCATCCTCACCCCCAAGTTCTATGAAGTTATTAAATCATATATTTGTCTTTTTCCAACTGAATCTTTGCCATATCTTCCTTTACATAATGGCGGATTGTGGTTTCTGGTGATTCATGATGCAGTAGTTTAGAAAGTACCTCCAGTGGAAGCCCCTTGTTTTTAAGAAGGCTTGAACCTGATTTTCTAAAAGCATGTGGGTACAACCCAGGTACATCAATCATTTTTCCGATTCGCTTACACCACTGGTTCAATGTACCGTTGGTAACAGACTCGGAGCTTTTTTCAAGTTTACTGAAGAACACCCAACCATTATCACTAATTTGATGGCTGTCACGATATTCTTTTACAGCAACCAATAAATCTTTAACTTCCTCGCTGAAAAACAATGTGACGACTTTGCCCTCTTTTTCAAGCACTTCGTTTATCACACGATTTTCAAAGTCTATCTGCTCCCAGCGTATCTGACTGATGGCATTGACCCTTGCCATTGTACTGAGTGACAGCATTGCGTACAAATGAAGGTCTAAGTTGCCGCTATCTTTTAACTTTTCTCGCATAAGGTCAATTTGCTCTTGGGTTAAAAATATTGGATTGATAACATCTAGGTCCTTCTTCGGGCGACCTATAAACTCCATAGGATTCTCTGAAACGATTTTCTTTTTGCGTAGAAATTTATAAAACGCAGATATAGAGGACATTCGGCGTTTGATTCTGCGTGAGTTGTTTCCACTTGATTTACAGAAGAAAAGAAATTCAGTAATATCATCCTCGTCCATTTCGATAACACATTTATTTTCAAAATTGTCGTAAATGAAAATCGAAAAATGCTTAAAATCATTTTCATAGCCCGCTACGGTTTTCTCCGACAACTCACGCAACGCCATATCAACTTTATACTTGTTCCAAAGTTTTAGAGTTTCAGGATTGATGTTCTTTAGCTTTTCATCATCCTTGAATCTTATCTTGGGACTCATTTTATTGGGCATTTAACCACCCCCTATGGAAAATTATTGTCGTGAAGTGAATACCTATCACAATCTTTATCTACCTTATATTCATAAGCAGACTTGCAACAATACGAGCAGAATGAAAATCCAAACAGTATATTTCCATATCTTATTAGCGATTCAGGAAGCTCTCCAGTACACAGCAAAGTTAGCACAGCAATCACCCATGACAAGATGTAGACTAGAGCAAGCAGATACAATAATTTTTTCGGAATAGCATCCTTACTGTGTTTGCTTCTTACTGTGTTTATAGCCCTTCGTTTTAGGCTTAACAGTTCATCATCCATATGTGTTCAATCCCTTTCTTTTCCATCCTGATTTAGCTGCAATAATAGATTCTTTAATTTGTTGGGAAGATTAACACCCATAGCAGAAGCGTTCTCTAAAATGGATAATCCCTCGTTGCTTATGTAGAAAACTATTACGATGCTTCTTATAATCCCGCCATCATTAATTACATAGTAGCCAATCATATGAGACATACCAACCAGTACAAAGGTCATTACTTTTTTAGCAGACCCTCGCCATCCGATGTTACTCGAAAGCTCTTTCTTAATAATGGCTTTCATCCACCCTGTAAAAAAATCAACAAACACTAATACAAACAAGGCGGTCAACAAATAGTCGTGACCGCCTAAGAACCAAATAATAAACCCTGATGTTGCTGTGCAAATCATCCTCACATCTTGCCCTCCTACTAACCTAATTTGCTTCGTTACTTATCACCGTATATCTCATTGGGAAGAACACAACAGGATCCAATACTCCTGCAATCATTGTTACATTAAGATTATTTACAGTAAATGCTCCTGCACCTGCCGCTGTTATTGTATCTCCTTCAAACACCTCAAATAATTGGCACTGTCCATCCCAACCTCCGCCATGTATGTACATCCTTGTAATCCCATTAACGCTTACACGAAGCCATCTTGTAGCGGTGGTTAAGCTGTCAACACAAATCCCAATGTACCCATTTGATGGAATTACAAAGTTTTGCAGGGCACTTGCAATTGTAGTCGCAACTCCGCTAGTTGTGATGATTATATGACCATCCATTGATGGGCTGGTTGCAGCCAATTGACCTGTGTTACTATCAACCCCTTGTTCGCCACGTAAGCTTTTTAACCATTCTGCGAGAGTTCCAACAGACCCTTCCTGTACTGCTAAATCAAATGCAGATAAGCCATTGTTTCCATCCGCACCGTTTTCACCATCTTGGCCATCATTGCCTCTAATGAACTCCATATCGCCAAAGTCCATATCTTGAAAATCAATAGGAAAGAATACAGCACTTGCAATGGAATCTAATATGGGGCTAGAACTTGCATTAACAACATGATTACCTAAGCCAGAAACCGTTATCACACTATTAGGAGTTACTTCAAATATTGCACTGCCACCATCCCAAGAATCACCACCAAGATAAAAAACCGTCACACCATTGCGCCTGACATTTAACCAAGTCCCACCTCTGTGCAGGGATATTGCGATGAATCCGCTTTGCGGTATTGTGAAATTTTGCAGGTCTGATTGTAGTGTCGCAAATACTCCGCTTGTGCTTATGACGATATGATTTTCTGTGTCAGGCATATACCTTAACAGTTGCCCCGTATTGCTATCTACACCTTGTTCACCATCACGACCTTGCGCAGAAACACCTGTGTCAACTCCACCCACAACCCAGTTTAAATTTTCGGGATCTATATGCGGAGCAATTCGCGCTTCGGCTTTCTTTAAATCTTCTAAACGTACAACATGGCCATCAGCACTGGGGCTGACAGCCATGTCTATTTGAGAGTAATGTTTTATTCCAGAAATTTTGCTCACCCCTGTTCTTATGCGATTATTATCAGACAGGGTTAATTTCGGCTCTTAGTATCAAGGTTAAATCGTTATCAATGCCTAATGGCACTCCAAATAAGACACGCACAACATTGGAATTCATGCGCCTTAGTTCGCCAACAACCGTACTACCTTCACCATCTACTAACTCATGGGTTACATTTACTGTGCTTAAACCATGGGTTATATCGTAGGTAGTTTCCGTATCATCACCAATAATATCGTAAGTGAACTCAACCACCCTAGCAAGGTCAACTATTTCTCTTTGAAATTCGATAATAGTGGCATCCAATACAAAGGGGATTGCTCCAAGTACAGTACGCCAGCGAGTCATACCATAGGTGTCGCCTTCGCTTACAGGCACTATCAAACCATTTCGTATGTTGGTTGCATTGTTAAAATCATTCGCACGAATTAAAGCGTATGTATTGTCTATTGACTCAACCATATAGATACCATTTTGCGTTTTATCTAACTGACCTGCTACAAGCACACGATTTCCCACAACCAATGTTACGCCATCACTTTCAGTTATTGAATCCTCTAAGGTCAGCGATGCGCTGTCATAGGTGCCAACCAAAGGCTCTGTTAAAACACATCTAACAGTTTCAGTAGTTAAAGCACTCACGTATTCCATCATATCTCGCATACGCACCAAATGATTGTCTTGAGTAGGCGCAACACGCATATCCGTTTGTACATAAGTTTTTATACCTGACACTTTTATTCACCCCATTTAATTTTTAAATTCTAATATAGGCTTGCCCAGAAAGCGGCACGCCAAATCTATAGGCTAATAAGTTGTTTGTAGATAGCCCTATATCTATCTGTCCAATGATTTGTTCATTATTCTGGTCTACAACAAATACCACCATCGCTTTGTGTGTGGTGTTAAAATTATGTTGGATTAACCACAGGGCAGAAGGAGTATTTTGAATATGGATATAAGAGTTTAGTTCCGACTTTCCATCATTTGAAACAAAAAGCTTATTGTCGCTGCCCAGTGAAAAAGCGTTGCTTTCATCTGTACTTACTAGCTCATCAGGGTCTAATGCCTCTGCCCTTATGCCTGTATTAACGAAGGAATTTGATATGGGATTAAATATTTCCCATGTCCCTGTGGTTGGGTTTATCCTTGGGTGTTGAACAGGAACACCGTTAAGAGCAACGGAGTTAGTATATTTTCTGGCCACGGCCAAAGTAATAACATCCATTAAATTACCACCCAATCTCCCTTGGAGTTAAGTATGTACACATCACCTGTAGATATAACAAATGCCGTAGCTCCCCATGCTACTTCCTCAATAGATGGTAAGCTTACTACATCTTCCGGGGTATCTAACAGAAACTCCCTGTAGTTCGGGTGATGATTTACATTTCCGCTTTTCATTAATCTATTTGCCAATATGCTCACCAACTTTCTAATTTATATTGAAGCAGCATAATCCTTGTGATAATATAGTCGCAGTAGAGAGTTACATCTACTTGGGAAGAAGAGGACTATTATGGCATCAAAAAATATAATACCATTAGGATATCTTGACTTGCCCGATGGCTTAATAGCAATAAGTGCAATGAACAATATTTTTCTTAATTTCACCTTCGAAGATATGGCAAACTGGGAGTCTTTGCGTTTAGTTGTGAACCTTGTACTTGATGCCTATATCAAAGAAACTCCTAATACAACAGCTAAAACCATTGAGGGTAGCATAAAAGTAAGGACTCAATTCCAGCATCTTTTAAAAAACGATGGAAAAACCACAAGAGACCAAGATATTAAAATCACAGAGGACGATGATGAGGCAACGTACCTTGAATTTCAGAACAGAGCGAAAACTAATAAGCCTTTAGAAATACGCGCTGTTGAATACTTTGGACTGGGCATAAGCCGTAGTAATGGTGCGATAGCAAATCAAATGTGGTTACTGGCAGAGGATGTTGAATCTGTTCTGCACAACAAGACTTTTTCTCGCTATATATTTAAAGATGAAGCTACAGGTGATACACATCCATCCAGTTCGAGTATAATGTATGTAAGCTTACCTAAGTTGTCGCAAGAGAATAGCCCCGCAGGAGAATTAGCCTTATTTCTCTTGAGAAAGATATCAGCACCTAGCAATGAAAATGTAAAGCAAGTAGCTGATGCATTCAATGCCAGCTTCAATGCCTTTAAGTTGGAAAAGGAGCTTTCCAATCTAAAGTCAAGTGGAAATGAGTAG